AAAAGAAGACGATCCATTCGGTTATATCGGTCAGCTTACCGGATATGCCCAAGCCCAAGACAAAGATCTGGGTGGCTGGATTGTTGTGAACAAGTCTACCGGTGCAATGCTTGCAGTAGAAGCGGATGTGTCTCCAGCGGAGAAATCATTCAATATGTTCAAGATGAAAAGCACGGTGGACAAGGTCACTAGCGGAGCGCCTCTGGAACGGCAGTTTGATCCAGTGCCTGACAAGTTCAACCGCAAGCCTACGGGCCTAAAGCGATTGCCTATGTCCTGCAATTTCTGTGACTTCACTCAAGCTTGCTATCCGAAGGCAAAGTTCAAACCCCACCCCATGTCGAAGGCTAAGGAACCGCCTTCATACTGGTTCGTTGAGGATTAAGCATGGCGATAAAACCTCAGTCTGCAAAGGCTAAGGGGCGGCGTCACCAGCAATGGGTTCGAGATAAAATACTAGCTCTGTTTCCGAAATTGGAACCAGATGATGTCCGTTCCACCGGGATGGGCCAAGGCGGGGAAGACGTTCAACTGTCCCCCGCTGCTAGAAAGCTCTTTCCCTACTCTGTTGAATGCAAGGCTCTGAACAAGATCAGTGCTTACAAGTTCATGGAACAAGCTGAAGCCAACTGCCCACCAAAAGCTGAACCAATCGCAATCATCAAAGCAGACAGGCAAAAGCCCCTCGCCCTGATGGATGCAGAACACTTTTTCAAACTGATTGGAAAAAACAAATGAAAGATAAAGACCCAATTGCATGCGGTATCTTTGTAACGCCCGTGGACCACACAGGCTTCAATCTTAGCGCCTTTAGCAACCTTGAAGGCAATGTATCCGAAGAGGAAGCAGATCACTACGAAGCTCTGATTGAGGGCATCGGCTACATGATCCGCAGCAACCCATTCTTCTTTGTCGATCTGGGCAACATGATTCTAGACCAATCTGAAATGGAAATCGAATTTGAGCCTGCCGATGAACTTGAGCAAGCCATTGCCGAAGCCAAAATCATCCCCTTCAACAAAAAGAATTGAGGACGCCATGATGGATCTCAACCAAATCACCGACATGGTTAACAGACCGCTGCATTACAACTCTGCGGAGATCGAATGCATCGATGCAATGGAAGCTATGGTCGAAGGCTCAGACTGTGAGCCTCATGTAGCATACTGCTGGCAAAACGCTTTTAAATACCTCTGGCGCTGGCCCTACAAGGGCGGTCTTGAGGATCTCAAAAAGGCCCGGTGGTATTTAGACCGTATGATTTCTCAACTTGAGGGGGATGCGGAATGACACCCGGATACGAGTACTTCGATGAAGGCAATGCATCCCTTCGTGACCCCGATACTTACATAGGTAAAACACCTCTGGATATGGTTCAGCATTTTGCCCGGACCTACCAGCAATCCATGGGCCACCAGTGGGCCAAAGGAACCCTAAAAGACCTTCTGCGCACCGTCCTAATCAAAGAGGAATACGCTGAAGTTTTAGAGGCCACAGAAGCACCAGAAATGCTCAAGGAATTGGCGGATTTGGTTTACGTCACATACGGATTTGCAGCCACGTTTGGCTGGGATCTAGACGAAGCTGTGCGCCGTGTTCATGCATCCAACATGAGCAAGCTGGGCGTCAATGGGGACGTAATTTACCGTGAAGATGGTAAAGTCCTCAAAGGCCCGAATTATGAAGAACCTAATTTAACAGATCTAGTTTGAGGCAGACCATGAATAACTATCTACCAACCGATTACCAATCCTTCATACACACCAGCCGCTATGCCCGTTGGCTAGACGAAGAAGGTCGTCGTGAAACATGGGGCGAAACCGTAGGCCGTTACGTTTCTAATATCGTAGCCCCTGTAATTGCAGACACCGCAGTGCAGAATGAAATCTCTGAGGCGATCACAGGCCTTGAGGTAATGCCCTCTATGCGATCCATGATGACGGCAGGTGTTGCTGCAGCCCGTGATAACACATGTATGTACAACTGTTCGTACCTAGTCATCGATGACCCTAAAGCCTTCGATGAAGCTATGTTCATCCTGCTATGCGGGACAGGCGTAGGCTTTAGCTGTGAGCGCCAGTACATCAAGAACCTACCAGAGGTTCCAGAAACCCTCTACGACAGTGAAACCACTATTGTGGTCAAGGACAGCAAGGAAGGCTGGGCAAAAGCGTACCGCCTTCTGATTAGCATGCTCTTTGCTGGTGAGATCCCCACATGGGATGTGAGCAAGGTGCGTCCTGCAGGTGCTAGACTTAAAACCTTCGGTGGTCGTGCATCTGGCCCAGCGCCCTTGGTCGATCTGTTCAACTTCACGATTGATACCTTCAAAAAGGCTGCAGGTGGTAAGCTGTCTTCCTACGAATGCCATAGCATTATGTGCAAGATCGGTGAAGTGGTTGTCGTAGGTGGAGTGAGACGTAGTGCGATGATTTCATTGAGTAATCTCAGTGATGATCGTATGCGTCACGCCAAGAGCGGCAAATGGTGGGAAACAGCCCCGCACATGGGCCTAGCCAATAACTCCGTGGCCTACACAGAAAAGCCAGATGCTATGTCCTTCCTGCGGGAATGGACTGCCCTAGCAGAAAGCGGTTCTGGTGAGCGTGGTATTTTCAATCGTGAGGCTGCGGTGAAGCAGGCCCACAAGAACGGACGCCGTGACCCTAACTACGAATGGGGAACTAACCCGTGCAGCGAAATCATCTTGCGGGGACCGAAGACCGATAAGAGCGGCAATCCTATTGCAGGTACAGGCGGTCAGTTTTGTAACCTAAGTGAGGTAGTTATCCGTGCTACAGATTCTAAAGAAGATCTTATTCGGAAAGTCCGTGTCGCAACCATTTTGGGAACGGTACAATCTACCTATACCAAGTTCCCTTATCTGCGAAAGGTGTGGGCGAAGAACACTGCAGAAGAACGGCTGTTGGGCGTGTCGCTAACCGGCATCATGGATAACACGCTGACGAATGGCAAAGAGGGCGATCTGGCTGCACTGTTAGAAGACCTGAAGCAGGTGGCTGTAGATACCAACAAAGAATGGGCTGATAAGCTGGGCATCGAAGTGTCGGCTGCTATAACCTGTTGTAAACCCTCGGGAACAGTTTCACAACTTGTTGATAGTTCGAGCGGGATACACGCACGGCATAGCCCGTACTACATCCGCACAGTCCGTGGTGACAACAAAGATCCTCTGACGCAGTTTATGAAGGACTCAGGCGTTCCTAACGAGCCAGAAGCCTTTAAGCCCGATCAAACCACCGTGTTTAGCTTTCCAATGAAGGCACCCGATGGTGCAGTGGTCACTGCGGATATGTCTGCAATTGATCAGCTAAACATGTGGCTAATGTACCAGAGACATTGGGCCGAACATAAGCCTAGCGTGACTATAAATGTCCAGAATTCTGAATGGTTTCAGGTGGGTGCATTCGTTTACGAGCATTTTGATGAAATGTCTGGTGTATCGTTCCTGCCGTTTGATGATCACACATATCAGCAAGCGCCTTACCAGCACGTTGGTAAGTCCGTGTATCAGGAAATGCTTGCTATCATGCCAGAGGCAATCGATTGGACAAAGCTTTCTGCGTATGAAGCGGAAGACAATACCTCTGGTAGTCAAACACTCGCATGCACTGGCGATAGCTGCGAAATCGTAGATCTAACGGCGTAATGGTTGATATGTACACAATATTAACAAGAGACCAATGCAACTTCTGTGACCGGGCAAAAGCAGTACTCCGGTCACAGGGGCAACCTTATGCAGAGTACAACATACAATCTAAAAGTAGCAGGTGGTTAACGCCCCTGCTCCTTATGGCTGACCTAAAAACCGTACCCCAGATCTTTGATCCTGAAGGAAAGTACATCGGCGGCTACAGCGAACTTGAGGACTCATTCAAATAATTGAGGCAGGTTTATGAATACAAACGAGGCATATGAAGTCGGTTACGAAGACTTCTTCAAGAACAACCATCGATGCGCTTACAAACCTAAAAGTCGTTTCTACAAAGAATGGCAGCGTGGTTTCAATGATGCGTACTTCTACAACAGGAGAACCCATGTACAAAGTATTCCAACAGAAAGACTTCAACAGGTATGATGAAGCGGCACGGGCAGCGGCTAAAAGGTTTTGGTCTTCGGTTGGTTATCTTTGCGAAGACAATCCTGACGAATATGGGGTGGACCTAGTCGTTAAGGGCCAGAACAAAATGTTCTTCTGTGAGGTTGAGGTCAAGACGGTGTGGCACGGGGTACAGTTTAAGTACCCCACCATCCATCTGCCTGTACGCAAGGCAAAGTTCTTAACCAAACCCACACAGTTTATGATCTTCAATAACAGCCTCACCCATGCAGCCATCTTTGGCCGTAAGGTTGTGTTGGATAGCCCCTGCGTTGAAGTCTCCAATGTGAAGATCTCACATGGCGAGAAATTCTTTGATGTACCTTTTGAAAAAGCAACCTTCGTACAAACAATTTAGGTGAATATGAGCAAAAATGCACGGCGTTACACAAGAAAACGTAAAATAACAGATGGAGAAATACCTACGCCTAAACACGTTAAGTCTATTGAACTGGTCCCCAAGACTTACAACCAACAACTTTATTCCAAAGCTCTCAACAATGACCCTCTAGTATTCGTCACAGGATGCGCAGGGACC